AAGTTATTGACGATGAGGCGTCTGTAGCTGTAAATATAGAGAATTGTCGATAATAAAAGACTTTTGAATTACTACATGATCCTCAATCACCTGTTCGGGTAGTTGTCGCAGATAATTTGACATATATAATCTCCCCATATGCAGTATATTAAAAATAAGGATTAGAGAAGTATAATATAATTAGGGTCCCAACGACAATTAATTTAACTAGTAACGGATATGAGTGTTATGAATATTGTCTGGGACACTATTTCTCATAGAGAATTAACAATTATCCTTTACATAACTTTGCAATAGTAGATAGATAGACTTTCAACGATTCCTAAAAGACCCAAAATAAAGCGACTTCAATTATTGCTTTGGTTTAAAATTAAGACGGAAGTGGACATGCTTAAATTGGTATAGGTCTATTTGATGAAGCTTTTGTCATAAAGAGTGTCAACTTTGATAGATATGCACCTATTGATAGGAAGAAAGTAATAAAATAATATTATTTAAATGAATAACTATATATTAAATATAATGAAAATAATAAAGATATATAGTATTTTACGGATCATCCTTTGTTTTATGCCGCCATGGGATCCATATGTGATAATTAATATGCAACATTATAATACACGAGATATGAAAGATAAATGTGGTAAGCAGATAATGATTGCTTCTTTTAATTCTTCTTTAGAAATTACGAGTAATCATTCTAGATAAATTAGTACCCAATAAAGGTTTAATATAATGGATAAAAGAAAATGAACATGTTTTTCTAAAAAGACAATTACGTTATTGGGATGATTAAACCTGAAGATTGTGAATATATTTTATATGAACCTGAAATATGTCAAATAGACAAAATAAAAGAAACAAATTAATAAGAATGGACAAATAATATTATTAAGTAATATAGTGTTAGAGAATATGGTAAAGTTTACAGAAATAATAAATTTTGTTATGATCATTTGAATGGTAAAATAGTTGTTCCACCCTCAGGATTCTGTATGATAAATTCTCTATTATAACTTATTGATTTTTCAGAATAGGAAAACTTTGACATAACTAGTTATGTAGATGTATTAAAAGCATACCATAAAGATGAATGTTTAAGTCATGATAAGGTCTAATAGTCGTGTGCTGATTTTGGTATTAAAATGGTTTATATTTAAAATTAATAAGATATGCAAAATTTTAAATCGAATGTTCCTTGTTTATTATCCATCAAATAACAAGGTAATCTTTTTCACGTCTGTGCTTTTGTGGTAAGAAAATTTAAATATTTTAGATTCTACGAAAATATGTGTTTTCAATAACAATAATAACCATAGTAATTCAAGGATACTAATAGAACTAATAAAGTATCAAAGAGTAAGTAAATGAAAATAGACATTAAAAAGCAATAACGGGGATCTACTAATAAAAATATTAAAATAAATTAATAAATTAAACGTGGAATAAAAATATACGAGAATAAGAGCGACTTTAAGTTAGATTTGGATTTACACTAATTAAAGCATTAATAAGTCGAGAGTAAAGAAGAAAAAGTCGTTTTAAATGAACTTCCCGAGGTATCCGAATATTACCGTATGACGGAATAATATAGAAATAGTATATTTAAATCCATAAGATTATCTTTATAATAATATATGCCGGGTATTGTATTTAGCTTACCAAAGAATAGTAGTGATGATTTAAAATGTTTGCAATGGATTAATGAAATTGAAAAAGAAATATATCATAAGGAGTAAATAACTTAATGGATTATTAACTCTGAGTGTCAAATCAGATTATTGTCAAAATTTTGCAAAAATATGTTTCCCAATTACTGGTTTAAGGAACCAACTACTTACTCTAAGGAATGGTAATAATCATTTAACCATTGTTTATTCGGAATGTAATCACTAAAAGAAGAAGGAGTTTAATTAACATAAGAGTAATTCTTAGAAAAAATTAATACAATAAAAAAAGATTAATTTTAAAAATAAAGAACTTATTAAATAAACAAGCTTCGGGGGACTA